CTTTCATCTTATGCGCTGACCGTGGACACGTCAAGCCGGAACGCGAGGTCAAGGACCTTTGCGCGGGTTGCGGCGTTGTGCTGAACGGCCTTTTCCAACGTGGCCCGGACCCCAGCGGGAGCAAGGGACAGACCGTAGGTAATCAAGCTATCTTCCGACGCTTTCAGGACGGAACGGGCGGCGTTCAGTTCTTCTTCAAGCCCGGCGGAAACAATCAGCGCGGCGCATTCGTCGTTCGCCTTTTCAAAGGCCGCGTCATCCTCCATGCAGTAAAGGAATTCGGGAACGGAGCCGTCGGGATTGACAATGCCTTTGTCGGCAATGAACTTCTTTTCGATGGCTTCTTGCTGGGATTCGACTTCCTGCACGCGTGCTTTGGCGACCATATAGGCCCGCTGGAACTTGTTTGCAGTTCTTTTCATGTTCATTCCCCTTTCTTGCGGCGGTAATGGACCGCGGCGGCGATAATCAGCTTCACAACGGCAACAGCAATCAGGAAGATTCCGAGTTTTTCAAGCATGGTTGACAGTTCAGAAGAAAAAGTGTATTCTATGGGTGGGCGGTGAACCCGCCCATAGAATACGGGGTTTCGGCTTACGTCAGCTTATCAATTATCAGTAACGCAAGCCCTACCAGAAAGTCCACGATTGCGGTTATCACGATGGTCCGAACATCGACCCGCGATTTCGTGGGCTTTTTCTTTTTCTTCTTCACCTTGTCACCCCCTTTCTTTATGCTCTTATTATATACTAACGTTAGTATAAAGTCAATAGAGAAAATACGAAAAAGCAGAAAAATTTTGCGCCGTTGCGGTAGATACAGCGGCGCGAAAAACGGAGCGGCGGAAACCGCCGCCCCGGTAAAGCGTCAGGCGACGAACACACCCAACGGAGAACCGCCGGGAGAGCGCCACCCGCGGCGGTGAATGTCGGACAGGCGGACACGTTCAGGAGCCTTTGCGCCGTCATACAGGACCATAGCGAAAACGCCGCCGTGAAAGAAACGGGTATCAGGCAGGCTAACAAAGCCGATGACGGTTCCGCCCTGCGGAGGATAGCAAGCGCCGCAGACACGTTCGACGCGCTGGCCCACCATAACAACAACGGTGTTCACGTCGGCGGGCTGGGCGATTTCAACGCCGCAGGACGTTTCGGCGGCGGTTTCCTCGACGCTGGGTTCCTCTTCCGGCTGAACCTCGTTTTCAGCACGGAAGACCGGGGCCATAGAATGACGTTCGGGAATGATATATTCGCCGTGTTCATCGAAGAACAGCTTTGCGCGGCGGGTCTTGCCGTTACGCTCGAACGTCACCGTCTTTTCGGTGCGCTTGATAATCTTGATGGTGAAAATGCAATCGTGATTGCAGGCGCTACGGTCAAAATATTCCTTGCCGATCTCGAACTTTTTCATATTGATTACCCCCATATATAAAAACCAGAAGTCGAAGTGTTGTTGTACGCCGTGTCGGTTCCCTTTTCGTGTCAGCCCGTAAGGTTGGCTGTTGTCGAACTCTACGCCCCGACAACCGGGCGGCTTTGGTTTCCCTTTCTGATTATGATTATATACTAACGTTAGTATAAATACAAGTTGGAATGATGCACAAATATACTAACGATAGATTGTACGTTTTTATACTTGCGTTAGTATAAACAGCGTGATAAAATGGACAAGTAAAGGAGTGGTGACAATGGCAAGCAAATATGGAAACCCACGCGGGAAAGCCGCGACAGACGCGAAGCGGAAATACAACAGCAAAAACTATGACAGGATTTACCCGTATGTAAAGAAAGGTAAGAAGTCCGTATATCAGAGAGCGGCAAAGGCAAGCGGGTTTGATAGCATAAACGATATGATCGAATCGCTGATGGACGAACGGGCGGCGGCGGTGTTGGGACTGTCGCCGGAGCAGTTCGCGGCAGAGGTTCAGGCCGCGGCAGACGCGGAACAGGAAAAGGCATAAAGAAAGCGGCGGGCGTTGCGCCCGTCGCTTTTGCTTTCCTGCCGTTCAGAACTGTTCGTATGTATAGCCGTCGTTTTCGTCCAGCGTGATAGCGCCGTAATCTTCAAGAATAGAACCGTCGGTATCTTGCTTCCCGTATGTACCAACATAGTACATAGAACCGGGGAAACAAATACCCGTGCCGTCATCACAAAGAATTGCAACCCAGTTGTAGCCGCTGTCCTTGACGACGGTTTCAACGAATTCTTTGTAGTTTTCTTCCGTAATGGATTGAAGCTGTGCTTTCGTAATGCGGATATAGGCGTATTCACCGATTTTGTCGCCGGAACCCGTTTTCACGTCCTTTACGGTCAAGTCATAGTCCATCAAGACATTGTGCTTGTGATATTCGGGGTACAGCATATCACGCCCGGAATAGACGGCTTCAACTGCACCGTCAGAAAGTGCAACGTCGAGGGATGAACCGCCGTAATAGACGGTATACGCGCCCTTGCTTTCGGAAATGCTTGTAATCTTCCCATCAAGGCCGCAGGAAGTCAGAATGATAAAGACTTCATCGGCCTGTTCGGGAGTGATTTTCATATCCGCCCGAATGGTGTTCATGGCATCGGGGTAAAAATCATACTGCGCCGTCAGTTCCTCCGATTTAGGCGTGTCCAGATCGACAAGAGCGCCGCCACAGGCGGAGAGGGACGCGGCAAGCACCGCCGCAAGGACAAGAGATAGAACCTTTTTCATGTGGAATCCTCCGTTCTGCCGCCCAGCGTCCGGGCGGCTTGCGTTATTTTCAAAGGCCGGGACCATTGCTTTTTCTGGATTCTGACCTTTAACACAATTATCAACGCTTATTGTGTTAAAGTCAAGAAAAATGCAGACCTTTAACACAAAAGGAGGAATCGGCGGTTGAAGATATACGACTACAAGGGACGAAAGAACCTTTGCGGAAATCGCGTCAAAGAAGCACGCGCCCGGCTGAATATCACGCAAACAGACCTTGCGGCGCGTCTACAAGTTGCAGGAATTACAATGGAGCGGGACAGCGTAAGCAGAATTGAAATCGGGACCCGCTTTGTGACCGATTATGAACTTGCGGTGCTTGCGAAGATACTTGGCGTATCTATGGAATGGCTGACAGAAAATGAGCAATAGTTTTTTATACTTGCGTTAGTATAAAAATATTGTTATAATCTTTTTGCGGCGACCCGCTGAAAAGAGGAACAAAACCCGCCCGGCTTGATAGCTTGGGCGGGTTTCGCATTTTGGGAGGTTATAGCATGGGGCATTGTTTCAGTCATTTACAGCTCACAGATCGGCGGAAAATCGAATACGGTTTGAACCGCGGCGATACACCGAAGCAGATCGCGGCGGAACTTCATGTTCATGTCAGCACGATTTATAGAGAAATCAAACGCGCCCGTTGGGAGCATCTGGACGGCGATACATGGATTATGGAAGACCGCTATAACCCGGACGGAGCGGAAAAAAGATACCGTGAAAATCTCGCGGCGAAAGGTGCGCCGTTGAAAATCGGAAACGACCATGAACTTGCTGACTATTTGGAACGAAAGGTCATCGAAGAAGACCGTTCGCCTGCCGCGGCCCTTGCTGACATAACGATAGAGGGCCGGACATTCAAAACCTCTATTTGTGTCAGCACTTTTTACGGTTACATTGAAAAGGGTGTGTTTCTGAACCTGACAAATAAAGACTTACCAGAAAAGCCGAAGCGGAAGCGCCCATATCACAAAGTTAAAACGACGAAACGCGCACCGCGCGGAGAGAGCATAGAAAAACGCCCGGAAGTGATTAACCAGAGAATCACTTTCGGGCATTGGGAAATGGATACTGTATATTCCGGCAAGGACGGTTCGTGCGCCCTGTTGGTGCTGACGGAACGCCTATCACGAAAAGAAATTATAGAGAAAATGCGCGACAGAACCGCAATCAGCACCGTTCGCGCCTTGAACCGTATTGAACGGAGGTTCGGGGCGCTGTTTCCGCGCGTGTTCCAGACAATCACCGTAGACAACGGCGGGGAGTTCTCCGACGTGAAGAGCCTTGAACGGTCTATCCTACGGAAAGGCAGACGAACCAAAATGTATTATTGTCACCCGTACACAAGTTGCGAACGCGGGTCAAATGAGTGTGCAAACAAAATGATTCGGCGGAAGTTCCCGAAAGGGACTGATTTCAATAAGGTCAGTCGAGCGGAAGTAAAGAAAGCCGAAGAATGGATGAACAACTATCCGCGTGAAATATTGGGCTGGAAAACTGCTGAAATCGTGTTCGCGGAATGCCTTGAAGAATTGGCGCGGGAAGCCTAATTATATTTTTTTATATTTTTTTCGCATTTACTATTGACATTTTCGAGGAAGCACATCGAAAACCGCCACGCATACACTGTTACTGAAGCGTGCTTCAATCTGATGCCAGGAGGTTATGAAATGGCAGACAAAGTGGTACCGGGACCGGTCGAGGGCAGCGCCGCCGTCCGGGAAGCGGTTTGTATCCATACGCGCAAGATATTTGATTCCTGCCGAGACAAAGACTGCGTAGAGGATCTGCGGGTATACCCCACGGCCTGCTCGCAGGCGAAGCTGGACTGCGCCCTGAGTGTGCGCCCGCGCAGCGCCGAGCTGTTGTGCGCTGATGTGCACGTCAAGGAGATCACCTTCAACAAAGGCTACTACACGGTGGACGTGACGTACTTCTACCGCGTGCGCGGCGAGACGTTCCC